AAACTTAGGAGATGAAGTCGTATTCATCGATTATGCTGGAACTTTTGATTCTAACACATTTACGATAGCAGCAAATGGTTCAGAAAAAATTGCAGGTTCGACAGCAGATTTGACAGTTTCAACAGAAAGGGCAGGAAACACTTTAGTATATACAGACTCTACACAAGGCTGGCTGCTAAAGAATAAATAATCATGGCTAAGTATAAGGATCTTGTTGGGACAGCAGTCCGAGACATTGCTGGAGATGATGGCGTAGTTACAGGTCAACTTTGGTATAACACTAGCGAAAACGAATATAGATATAGAAGGCAGTTTGCAGGTAATGCTTGGTCAGCTGGTGGTAATTTAAATACTGCTAGACTTGAAGGAGGAAACGCTGGAATACAAACAGCAGCGTTAGCATTTGGTGGAGAAGGTCCACCAGATTTAGCAATAACGGAACAATATAATGGATCATCTTGGACTGAAGTTGGTGATTTAAATTCAACTAGAAGAATACAAGGATCATCAGGAACTTACACATCTGCTTTATCATATGGTGGATTAGCTCCACCAGGAACTATTGGTTTAACAGAATCTTGGGATGGTTCCAGTTGGACTGAAGTGGCAGATTTAAATACCGCTAGACGTGAATTAAGTGGGGCTGGCGCAGATAATACATCTGCTTTAGCATTTGGAGGAAGACCCGCACCATCACCGAATCTAGCAAATACAGAATTATGGAATGGCTCTAGCTGGACTGAAGTAAGTGATTTAAATGCTGCAGATCGTGCCATGGGATCATTTGGTATAGCAACAAGTGCTTTAGCTTTTGGAGGAGAAGATAAAACAACAGAAATATATAATGGTTCAAGTTGGTCAGAAGTAGGAGATTTAAACACAGAGAGACAGTCTGCGGCAGGAGCAGGAACAGTGCCAGCAGGATTAGCTTTTGCAGGAGGTCCTCCTAATATAACTAATACAGAATTATGGAATGGAACAACTTGGGCAGAAACAAGTGATATGGCTACAGCTAGATATGGTTTAGGTGGAGCTGGAACTCAAACAGCAGCGTTAGGTTTTGCTGGTGCTACACCATCCGCTACTTCTGTTACCGAAGAATGGAACGCAAACGTTGCCATTGGAGCTTGGATTACTCAAACAACTTTAAACTCTGCTAGAGAGGGATTAAGCACAGTTGGATCAAGTCCATCTGCTTTAGCTTTTGGTGGAGAAATACCTCCATCAGGTGTATCAGCACTTACAGAGGATTGGAATGGTTCATCATGGTTTGAAGTAAATGATTTAAATACTGCTAGAAGAACGCTAGCCGGAGCAGGAACAGCAACAGCAGCTTTAGCATTTGCAGGTTGGGGACCTTCAATTTATGACAACACAGAAACATGGAATGGCTCTGTTTGGACTGAAGTTAATGATTTAAATACGGGTAGAGTAAAAGGTGAAAATTCAGGCGCAGGAACTCAAACCTCTGCTTTAATTGCAGGTGGAGCAAATCCAACTAGTTCTGCTATAGATAATTGCGAAACTTGGAATGGAAGCAGTTGGACAGAAGTTAACGATTTAAATCAAGCAAGATATAATTTAGGAGTAACGGGTGCTAGCAACACAGCGGCGTTAGCTTTTGGTGGATTCGAACCTCCTTACACAAATAGAAATGAATTATGGAATGGATCAAGTTGGACAGAAGTAAATGATTTAAATAATACAAGAGATAGCGCAGCAGGAGCAGGACCTTCAACAGCTGCATTAGCTTTTGGTGGTGCTAGTCCTCCAGATAATCCTAGATACGCTGCAACCGAAGAATGGAATGGAACAAACTGGTCTAATTTAGCAAACATGAATACAGCAAGAACAACATCAGGAGGTGGATCACAAACTGCTGCAATTGCTGCTGGTGGAAGCACTCCACCTTTTTCAAATTTAGTAGAAGAATGGAACGGAACAGGATTAGTAACAAGTACAGTAACAACAACAAGTGATTAAGGAGGACAACTATGGCAAAAACATATCAATACTGCGTAGCAGAAAACTGGGGAAAAGGATTTATTGATCACGTAGAATCAGTAAAAATATCTTTCACTGGTTTACCTGGTAATGTTTGGCAAGTTCCCGCTTACAACAAACATGCAAATCTTTGGATTGCAAAAGTAGGTGGAACTGTTAAAACGTTATCTGAAGCTCAAGCAATCGTTGATGCAGAGGTCACAGCAGCACAAACTGCGTGGGATGCTTTATCTGATGAACAAAAAGCTGAACGTGATAGACCCGCTGACATAACATTGACTGAGTAACAAGGAGAATAATGGCCGAGTACAAAGAACTAAAGGGTGGTAAAGTTAAAAACTATACTACGAATCCTGACAACCCGTATGAGGGTCAGGTATGGTTTAACGAAACCGCGGGTGAGTTGCGTATTCGTAAAGGCACTAAAACAAGTGCTTGGGCAGCTGGTGGAAATATGAATACTGCTAGATCAGCTATAATGGGGGCTGGAACACAAACAGCAACAATAGTTATGGGTGGCAACGCAGGTGGAGTAAGCGATTTAACAGAATTGTACGATGGAAGTAGTTGGACAGAAGTTAATGATTTAAATGTAGCAAAAGAATTTTCAATGCCAGCAACGCAAGGAACTCAAACAGCTACTTTAGTTGCTGGAGGAGCAGATGTCACAGCTCTAATTAATAGTACAGAAACTTGGAATGGAAGTAACTGGACGGAAGTTAATAATTTAAATACCGCAAGAAGATCTGGCGGAGGTGCTGGAACTTCAACTGCAGCATTAGCTTTTGGAGGTGAAGATGCTCCAGGAAGCAGTAGAACAGCTGTAAATGAAAGTTGGAATGGAACTAACTGGACAGAAGTTGGAGATTTGAATACTGCAAGAAGAATGATTGCAAATGGGGCAGCAGGTACTCAAACATCTGCCTTATGTTTTGGTGGAAACTCGTCTGGTGATCCAAGAGAAGAAGTAACAGAGGCTTGGAATGGAACTGCGTGGTATGAGGTAAATGATTTAAATACTGGTAGAGAACAACTAGCAGGATTTGGAACAGACAATACAGCGGCTATAGCTGCTGGCGGAAATGCACCACCTAAAGTTGCAAGCACTGAATTATGGAATGGATCTGTTTGGACTGAAACGAATGATTTAAGTGTTGCAAGATCAGACGCAGCATCAGGAGGTACTAGCACAACTGGTATTATAGCGGGAGGATCTGCTCCTAGTGCTTCATTATTAACCGAAGAATGGAACGCAGATTTTGCATATGGTGTCTGGGCAACTGGTGAAGGTTTAAACACTGGTAGACAATCTCTAGCAGGAAATGGAACACAAACTTCTGCTTTAGCATATGGAGGTGGAGCACCCTCTAGAGTAGCAAACACAGAATTATACAATGGAACGGCTTGGGGAGAGTTAAATGATTTAAATACAGCTAGAGACAATTTAGCAGGAGCCGGTGCAAATAACACATCGGCATTAGCGTTTGCAGGAGATACTCCTGCATCACCAGCGCCAACAACAAAAACAGAATTATGGAATGGCACAAGTTGGACTGAGGTTAATGATTTAAATGGCGCTGCACCCACTTGCGGAGGTTTAGGTATTTCAACTGCAGCTTTGAAATTTGGTGGTGGTCCTGTATCTGCTAATACAGAATCTTGGAATGGAACTAGTTGGACTGAAGTTAATAATTTAAATACTGCAAGAGAGAGTAATCCTGGAGGTGCTGGAACTACAACAGCTGGTCTAGCGTTTGGAGGGCTTGTATCTGGACCTGCTGTTACTGCTAAAACAGAATCTTGGAATGGATCTTCTTGGACTGAAGTAAATAGTATGAATGATGATAGAAGACAGTTGGGTGGAAATGGAACACAAACATCAGCTTTAGCTTTTGGAGGAGAAGATCCAGGAGCTGGCACAAAAAATACAACAGAATCTTGGAACGGAACAAATTGGACTAATCAAAATAATTTAAGCACTAGTAGACAGGTTTTAGCTGGAGCTGGAGCAAGTAACACATCAGCTTTAGCTTTTGGAGGTGCACCTTTTTCAACAGCAACAGAAGAATGGAATGGTGACGGAATAACAACACAAACAATAGCAACAGATTAATATGACAAAGTACAAAGAAATAATTGGAACAGATATACAGGTTGTAACCACAGACCCAACTGAAGTAACAGGTCAAGTTTGGTATAACTCTGATTCAGGTGAACTTAAAACTCGTAACCAGTTCGTTGGTAATGCTTGGTCTAGTGGTGGTAATGTAAATACTGCTAGAGGTTTTACAGCTGCATCAGGAAATGGAACACAAGATGCAAATATAGTTTTTGGAGGAAGTCCAGATAGAACCGAAACAGAATCTTACAATGGTTCAAGTTGGACTGAGGTAAACGATTTAAACACGGGAAGAACTAATCCAGGTGGTGCTGGAACTCAAACAGCAGCTTTATGTTTTCTTGGTAATGAACCTCGTGTGGTTTTAAATGAATCTTGGAATGGTTCTTCTTGGACAGAAATAGCTGACTTAAACACAGCAAGAAGACAACCTGGAGGAAATGGAACAACGACGTCTGCATTAGCATACGGTGGAGAAACTGCTCCTGGAGAAACAGGGGTAACTGAAAGTTGGAATGGATCAGCGTGGACTGAAGTAGCTGATTTAAATACTTCAAGAGCCCTTTTTCAAGGTTGTGGAACAGACAATACAACTGCTTTAGCTGCTGGTGGTAATGCACCACCATCTGTTGCAAACACAGAAGTTTGGAATGGATCAGCATGGTATGAAGTGAATAATATAAACACATCTAGATCGAGACATGGTTTTTCAGGTAACGTATCTGCTGGATTAATTTTTGGAGGCAGTGCCTCACCTAGACAACAAACAGAATTGTGGAACGGAGCAAGTTGGACAGAAACAAATGACATGAGTCAAGCAAGACAATATCTTTCTGGAGCAGGAACCCAACCTGCTGCGATAGCAATTAGTGGACAAATATCACCTTCATCACCTTTAACAGCAGCCGCAGAAGAATGGAACGCTGACGTTTCTGTAGGTGCATGGGTTACTGGTGGTACTTTAAATACTGGTAGAAATAGTAATGGAGGATTTGGAACTCAAACAGCTAGTTTAATAACAGGTGGAGAAGTCAACCCATCTGGTCCTCCAGAAGAATATACACAAAATACAGAATCCTATAATGGAACAACTTTTAGTGAAGTAAACAATTTAAGTGGAAGTGCACGTAAAAGTTTTGGTTCTGCAGGCGCAGATAATACTTCTGGTTTAATTTTTGGTGGATTAAAGCTACCTCCTGGTCCTTATATAGGTATTACAGAATCTTGGAACGGAAGTGTTTGGACTGAAGTAAATGATTTAAACAGTGTAAGAGGTAATTTAGGTGGTTGTGGAACCGCAACAGCAGCTTTAGCTTTTGGTGGTAAATCACCTGCATTAGGCCCTCCAAATGAAAGAGCAGAAACAGAGTCTTGGAATGGTTCTAGCTGGACTGAAGTAAACGATTTAAATCAAGTTAGACAAACTATAGGTGTGGGAACAAATACATCCGCTTTAGCTTTTAGTGGAAGAGAACCTGACGATTCTGCAAAAACAGAAAGTTGGAATGGTTCTAGTTGGACTGAAGTAAACGATTTAAGTGATGCAAAATTTGGTACAATGGGAGCTGGAGCAAGTAATACATCAGCTTTATGTATTGGTGGAGCTGAACCAACAAGAACAGATGCTGTAGAGGGTTGGAATGGAACTAGTTGGTCAAATGAAAATAGCCTACCTACTACGACTCAATCAGGAGTAGGCACAGGTATAAAAACAGCAGCTTTAATTGCAGGTGGGGTTACTTCTAGTACTTACTCAACAGCAAGTGTTGAATGGTACGGCGAAGGTATTGTTACTGAGAAAATATCGTCATCTTAAATCTTGTAATATATTTTAAATAGTATATATAAGATTTAATTATAAAGGATAAAGAAATGAAAAAAGATGTAAAAGAAGTTATACAAGGTGAAGAAGCTCACTTAAATAATTTATTAACTACTGAAGATTTGTCTTCGTTCAAAGGTATGGTGGACGAGCTACGTGATACATGGACCAAGAAACAAATGTTCAGAACAGAAACAGAAGCAAGGTTTTCTGTATTACAAGATAATAGATACCCAACCAAGGCTGCAAAATATTGGCAGTGTGTTAGAGAACAATCAACATATTTAGACAACCTAATGACTTTGTCATTTGACTATAGAAGAAATGAAGCAAAGATTAAATGGTTAGAAGGTAAGATTGAAAAAGAAGAGGACGAATACAAACAAACAAAATATCAAATAGATATAGACGAATGTAGATTTGCAAAAGCTTCTATGGAGAAAGTTGCAAAACACAGAATGAGAGAAATTAAAATGTGGTCTAAATTAAAGAAAGAATTTAATGATGGATCTTTTAATGACAAAGATGTTAACCAACATCAACTAGAATCTTATGGTCAACAATATGCACAGAAAGCTAAAACATTAAATGCAAACTCATCTGATACAGATATATTTAACGTTATGGGACAGTTAGATTCTTTACGAAGAATTAAAAAAACCGGTGAATTAGAACAAAGTTATACAGAGAAAGAACAAATTACACAACATGGAAAACCAAAAGATCAAATTTGATTTTGTATTCTTAGGTCAATCTGTTTTAAAATATCAAGTGCCTCTTGATATCTTTTATGCAATTAACCAAATTTACGAAAAAAATTTTTATAAACTACCGCCTGCTAATAAACAACTAGTGGGTAAGATAGAAAGTGAACATAGTTTGTTTTATGCTGGTGCTGATCAGACAAAGATGAAAAACCATAACTTACTTCCAAGAAATGTTACAGATTATTTTGTAAAGATATTTAATCATTATTTAGCTTTTAATAAAATTAGAGATTACGATATGCATATTAATTCTATTTGGGTCAATGAAATGAAAGCGCATGAATATAACCCTGCACATATTCATAGAGGCATGTTGTTTACAGGTCTATCATCTGTAATGATTTTAAAACTACCATCAACATATGGTAGAGAATATTCTAATGCTGAGATACAACAAAACGGTAGACTACAAATATTGGGTGCAGCCAATGGTCAGTTTGCAAAAATAGATTATCAACCACCTATGAACCTTAGAGACTTTTATGTTTTTCCATACGACATGAGACACTGCGTATATCCTTTTAATGGAACGGATGAGACTAGAAGAAGTTTAGCTGCAAACTGTGATGTAAATTTTGATCCAATAAAAAATAGAGGAGCTGTATGATAACCGAACCAAGATGGAGATCTTTTATAGTGGAGACAACACAACCAATATTTACACCTGAACAATGTAAAATGATTATACAAGCAGGTAGAGCTGAACCTAGAAAAGATGCGGAGGTTGGAAACAAACACGGTATTAAAGGCGGTGTAATAGATACTAAAACTAGAACCTCACATATTAGTTGGATACCATTTAAAAAAATGCTTCCCATGTATAAAACTATTGAAAAAATTATGAAACAAACTAACGGTAATCATTTTGGTTTTGACGGAATGACAATTACTGAGATGGCACAATATACAGAATATCCTGAAGGAGGATTCTATGATTGGCATGTAGATAATGATGTGAACATGCAAAACGAACCACCGGTGCGAAAAATATCTATGACTTGTTTGTTGTCACCAGAATCAGAGTTTGAAGGCGGTGATTTAGAATTAATGAGTGAAGGTAAAGTTGCAAAAATAAAACAAGGACACGCAGTGTTCTTTGCATCATTTATAAGACACAGAGTAAAACCGGTTATTAGAGGACATAGAAAATCTTTAGTTATGTGGTTTGGAGGCACACCATTTAAGTGAGAGATTTACATTTTCCAACACCTATTTATATATTTCAACACAACGACCCATCGTTAAATATTCAATTAGAAAAAGATATTGTTGATTGGTCTAACAAAGATAAAGGAGTTACTAGAACAAATATTCAAGGGTGGCACTCTGAAACTGATATGCATCAAAGACCAGAATATAAAAGACTTGTTGATAATTTATATGAAGCACAACACATAATTTATAAAGAAGAACATTTAGATAGTGAACCTTTTTTAGGTAATATGTGGGCAAATATAAATCCACCTGGTGGTATGAACAGAGCACATATACACCCTAATTCTTTATGGTCTGGAGTATATTATATCAAAGCTCCAGAAAACTCTGGACAGTTAAGAGTAGAAGATCCAAGATCGGTAGCGTTGATGGTAAGACCTAGAATGAAAGAAGGTAAACCACCACAAAGATTATGGAGAGAGGCAAGCTATTATCCAAAAGCAGGAAGATTAATTATGTTTCCCTCTTGGTTAAATCATTGTGTCGATCCTAATAATTCTAATGATATAAGAATATCAGTGTCGTTTAATTTTATGCAAAAATGTTTTATGGTGTAATATGTTTGAGTTAAAAAAATATCAAGTTATTAAAAATGCTATATCGTATGATCTAGCTAATTTTGTATTTAATTATTTTTTATTAAAAAGAGATGCAGTTGATTTTATGTATCAAAACAATGTTCATGCTGAATCTCCAATATTAGGCACTTGGGGTGACACACAGATACCTAATACTTTTTCTTGTTACGGAGATTTTGTAATGGATACATTATTAGTTAAAATGCTGCCTGTTATGAAGCAACATACAAATCTAGATTTAATACCAACTTATTCTTATGCAAGAGCTTATAAACGAGGAGATAAATTAAGAAGGCATAAAGATAGACCCTCTTGTGAAATATCTACTACACTTAATCTAGGAGGAGAGCCTTGGCCTATATTTATAGATCCTACGGGCTCTAATAATGTGGTTGATGAGTATAAAGAAATACATAAACCAGGCGCTCCAAAAGGTGAGAAAGTCTTGCTTGATGTGGGTGATATGTTGGTATATAGTGGCTGTGAACTCGAACATTGGCGAGAGCCTTTTGACGGTGACATTTGTGGTCAAGTATTCTTACATTACAATCATGTAAATGGCCCATTTGCTGATAAAAACAAATTTGACGGAAGACCTAAGTTAGGTCTACCAGCATTTGTAAAATAGTATTATAATGGAGTCATATGCTACAAAAGATAGGTTTTCAGCCAGGTATAAATAAACAAATAACAGATACTGGAGCAGAAGGTCAATGGACCGACTGTGATAATGTTAGATTTCGTTATGGCATACCTGAAAAAATAGGTGGTTGGAAACAATTAGGTGATGATGCTCTTACAGGAGCAGGAAGAGGACTACATCATTTTGTAAATAGTTTAGCTAGAAAATATGCAATCATAGGAACAAATAGAATTTTATATGCATACTCTGGAGGTGTGTTTTATGACATACATCCTATTAAATCTACAACAACACTTACAAGTGCATTTAGCACGACTAACGGATCACCAACGGTTACAATAACTTTTGGTAGTGCCCACAGCATTAGTGCTGGAGATATAATATTATTAGACAATTTTTCATCTATAACAAACTCTGATTTTGCATCTGCAGATTTTGATGATAAAAAATTTATGGTAACAACTGTGCCTTCAAGCACAACACTAACTGTTACAATGCCATCTAATGAATCAGGGAGCGGTGCAACAACATCAGGTGGTGTTAGAGTACAACACTATTATCCAGTGGGTCCAGCCGTTCAAGCAAAAGGTTTTGGTTGGTCACTAGGATCTTGGGGTGGAGAAGTAGCAGGAGAACCTGCAACCACATTACAAAACGGTATTACAAGTTCTGCAACGTCAGGTATCATATTAGTAGACTCATCTCAGTTTCCAACTTCAGGAACTAATTTTATTATTATAAACAGTGAAGAAATATCTTACACAGGTATAGCAGCTACAGGAGAACTTACAGGTGTTACAAGAGGTGTAGCCGGAACAACTGCAGCAGCACATAGTGGTGGTGCAACAATTACAAGTTCTACTAATTTTGTAGCATGGGGTGAAGCAGCATCTGGAGATTTAGTATTAGAACCTGGTATGTGGTCGTTAGATAATTTTGGTGACAAGGCTATTTGTTTAATTCACGATAGCGCTGTGTTTGAATGGAATTCTGCAGCAACAGATGCAACATCTAGTAGAGCAACAATTATTACTAATGCACCAACTGCATCAAGACATATGTTGGTATCTACACCGGATAGACACTTAGTATTTTTTGGAACAGAAACAACAATAGGATCACCATCTACACAAGACGATATGTTTGTAAGATTCTCTGATCAAGAGGATATAAACACGTATACACCAACAGCAACTAATACAGCAGGAACACAAAGACTAGCTGACGGTTCACAGATTAGAGGAGCAATACGTGGTAGAGATTCAATTCTTGTTTGGACTGACACAGCTTTATTTACACAACGTTTTGTTGGTCAGCCTTTAACTTTTGCCTTTTCACAAGTAGGTACAAACTGTGGATTGGTTGGACAGAATGCATGTGTTGAAGTTGATGGTTCTGCATATTGGATGTCAGAAAATGGTTTCTTTAGATATGCCGGTAAACTAGAATCACTACCTTGTTTGGTAGAGGACCATGTATACAATGATATTAATTTAGAGTCTGGTAATCAAATGGTATCTGCTGGATTAAATAATCTTTTTGGTGAGGTCATGTGGTTTTATCCAACCTCTTCATCATCTGTTGTAAATAGACAAGTTACATATAATTATTTTGACTCATCACCACAAAGACCTGTGTGGACTGTGGGAACTTTAGCTAGAACAATGTGGCAAGACTCTGCTGTATTTGGTTCTCCACACGCAACAGAATATGATGCAGCTACAGATACATCTTTTGATGTAGTGGGAAATACTGAAGGCAGAACAACATACTATCAACATGAAACAGGGACAGATCAAGTTAGAGGTGGAGCTACGACTGCAATACTTGCAAACATATCTTCTGGAGACTTTGATATAAGTCAAAGAAGAAGTGCATTAGGACAATCGACTGGCACGGCTGATCTTAGAGGAGATGGTGAATTTATAATGAAGGTAAGAAGATTTATACCAGATTTTATTTCACAAACTGGAGCCACAAGAATTACATTAAATTTAAGAAACTTTCCTAATGATACAAGAGCAAGTTCATCATTAGGGCCTTTTGATATTACATCAAGCACACAAAAAGTAGATACACGAGCAAGAGGTAGAGCTGTATCTTTAAAAGTAGAAAATACATCAACTAATCAAAGTTGGAGACTTGGAACATTTAGATTAGATATACAACCGGATGGAAGAAGATAATGGCAAAGATAGTACAAGTATTAACAAGACCTAGTGAAGATTATGATTTAGGAACTGCAGAAGCACAAGTTAGGGATCTTGATGCTATTGTAGAAAAATTAAACACAACGTTTCAAGAAGAATTAAAACAAGAGGTAGAAGCACAAAACTTCTTTTTAAATTAATGGCTAATAGTTTTATAAATAAAAAAGTAGATTTAACTACAACAGATAATACAACATTGTATACTGTGCCCGATGCTAATACGGCTGTTATAAA